CCGATCAGATCATCTGCATTCTGACTCAACGTCTTTAGATCTGCATCAGTAAATCCAGATCCGATTCTAACTTCTAGGGTTCCGCTTGAATCTGTGCAGATTAGTCCTCCGATATAACCTTCCCTCTTTCCTTCTCCGGGGTACCATCCGGTTATCTGTAGATCGCAATCCTGGATCTGCTTTAGCTTAACCCAATTTCTGCTTCTCTTACACTCATAGACGTGATTTTCTGGCTTTAGAATTACACCCTCACCTCCGTTAGAAATGATTACCCCGTAGATGGAATTAACCTCTTCCATTGTGTCTGCTACCCACTGGCGGGCTAGTTTAACTGGTCCTTCCGAGTTGGGGAACAACCCAAATAAAAACTCCAATTCTTTTCTTCTTTTAGAAAATAGAGCAGTTCCTTTTCCTATCTCCAGGACCTCTGCTTTTTCCAGATCGAATACATGGAAGATAAATCCCTTATCAATGTCGTCGGGGGCAGTTCCCTTCAGAATTTGAGTTACCTTTCCAGAAACTGATTTTCTATTTAAGTCTGTTAGCTCGCCATCAAAAAAGACCTCTCCAACTATATTTGCCCCTTGAAGCATCTTAATTAGCTCGGTTTCAATTCTTGAGAGTTTAGACTTATCCAACTCGTTGAAAGCTCTTGTGTAGAATTGGAAGCCGTTTCTATCTCCTCTAGCTATCACTCGAACCCCATCATATTTCTCTTCACAATAGATCTTATCCCATCCTGCAACTTCTTTTTGGTCGTCAGAGGCTAGCATTACCGAAGGATCTGGGATTAATTCCTTTCCAACTGTTTTGTTGATCAACTTAGCCCCGATTCCAATGTTCATTCTCTTAGTAAGGATCTTCATCAGAATGACTCTAAGTCCCATATCCTCCGCTAAATCCTCTTCGTTAATATTGGAATTTATCAAAGAATTAGCTCTAGATCTAAGAGAATCGTTGGCTGCAGGAGCTTTTTTAAGGTCCTCTACCAATTCCTTAAAGGTCTGGAATCCCGGAAATTCTGGAACATCTATATTTTGATGCATCTCCAGTTTATGGAGCTTAGTCGTGATAAAAGGATTAAAGCAAACATCTAAGATGTAGAGCATCTCCTCCGAAAGATTGTCGGAGATTAATTTTTGTTTTTCTTTCTGGGATCCGTTTCCAGTAAGGGATTCAACGGCTAGTAGGACTCTGAGTTCTTTTTTCATGTAGAGGATATCTTATCTTACATGAATATACGATCTCGATTATAAAGTGAAGGATTCTCCAGCAGCTGCTTCTCCTCCCCCTTCTTTCTTGGCCTTCTCAGCTTCTTCGGCTTCTTTCCTCTTAAACACCTTGTTCTTGTCAAATTCGTCTTTGGACAGTGGAAGGAATCTTCTGATCAAGAAGTCCTTATCAAAATAAGGTTTTTCTTCCTCGCCGACCTTCATCTTAATTTCCCCAACAGAGGTAATGAAATCGGTTGCTTTAGTCAAATGTGCAAGATCTAGAAGCTTTTGGAATTGGTTTTCGCTGTAGTATTCTAGACCCAAATCTGCTTTAAACTTCCGATCCTTAGAAAGTTCGGGGAAATCCAAACACATCTGGATGTAAAGGGGCTTAACAACAATTTCCTGAAAGACTGACCTAAGTCTAATCAGAAACTTCTCGAATCTAATTTCGTCTCTTTCTAGCTGATCGATCGAGATCTGATAGTTGGCAGGAGCAGCTCCTCTTCCAGCAAATCTGGCATAAGGAATTTTAGAGTCTAGCTTTAACTTATTGTAGAAATAAATCACGTTTTCCATGACGTTAAAGTCTGGTCCGTTTGCGTTCAGTACATCGATCTGAGGAGAAACCCCGTCTTTTTCAGGGAACAGATAGTTCTTGTAAAACTGAATCTTCGGTGTTCCGTTCACTAGAAGCTCTCCAGAGGTGTCATTGATGCTGACCTCCTCTTTGTAAGAAGACATCAGTTGTCCCAGGGTTTGCATCGCTTTCTGCTGAGATTGGGATCCAACCGGAATGACAAACTTAAGTCTGTAGGAAGCGTTCATCACGTTCCAAATAACTCTTGTGTTCTCCATTACCCTTAGAATGTTATAGGATCTGATAAGTCTTTCAACATAGCTAACTCTGGAGATTGCATTTCCTTTAGCATAGGAGATGTAGATGATCTGCTCAGATTTTAATCTTCTAGAAAGCTGATTGTCCTTCGGATACTGGATCCAGATCTGTTCAAAAGATCCATCAGGAGCCTTTTCTGTTGATGGTTGAAGGGAGGTTGGGTCAAGTTCTTTAAAACCAACTATCTTCTTACCATCGGTAGAGTAGACAATTTCAAATGCAAGGAATCCGTCGATCAAAAACTGCTTAAATAACTGCCAAGCAAGATTGTTCTGCTGAAAGGCGTATAACATATAGATCGTTTTAAAGTTCTCCTGAACTTTATCTAGGATCTTGTCTTTTAAATCTATGTTATTTAGAGCGGGATAAGCAAAGAAATTCTTATCGTCGTAGTTGATTGCTTCGTCGGTGATTGTTTCCAGGATGAAGTCAATCTCGCCATTTAGGGAAAACTTTCTAAGAAAATCCCTCTTTCCAAGATAGTCTTTATCGAAGTATGCAATATACTTTCTAATTCTGGTGTCCTGATAACCAAGGGTCCAGTAGAAAGCACTATCGTTGGTAAACCCAGTTCCCTCTTCAGTGAACATCTGGGACTCCGTCTCACCAATAGCCTGTGAATTACGAATGACCATGTCTTCGTACTGCATCCCGAATTTACCGATTCTACTTAAATTTTTGTAGATCTGGGTTAGGAACCTATTCTGTGGATTTACGTCTAAAAAACCTGCCATTTATTCTCTTTGTCTTAGGTTGTTGGTGCTGGGGCTGGAGCTGGTGCTGCTGGAGCTGGTGCTGCTGGAGCTGCTCCTTCGGCTGGCTTTTCACCTTCTTTGCCCTCTTTTTTCTTCTTCTCTTCAGCTTTTTTAATTGCTTCCGCGTTTGCTTTAATGTCGTCTGCAGATAGACCAAGGTAGTTTTCCACTAGATATGGAACAGAGAAGAATCCTCCTCCAGTGTCGTCGGTAAGGGATATTAATTTATCAACAGCCTCTTTCTTCTTTAGGATGATCTCCATCTCCTGGTTTCTCTTGAATGGGTTGTCAGAAACAAAGTCTAACCCAAGCTGAGATTTGAACATGTAGTCTTTTTCCAATTCAGGAAAATCCTTACACATTTGAATCCAAAGGGGTTTAACTAAGACGTCCTGGAAGGCAGTTCTCAGTCTATTGATAAACTTAGCAAATCTAATCTCCTGCTTGTCTAGTCCTTCTGCTGCATTTGCATATTTTCCCATCGTTCCTCCGTCTGGACCAGTAAATCTAGAATTAGGAATTTTAGACTCGTTGATCAACTTATCAAAGAAGTATGCAAGAGGGGCCGGATCATTTAAGTTCGGACCTACGTTATTCAAGGGCTCGATGGTTGGTGTTCCATTTACACCAGAAGGCATTAGATAGTTCTTAAAGAACTGAATCTTAGGTGATCCGTTAACGAAGAGTTCTCCACTCTGATCGTTCAAAGAAACATCCTCTTTATAGATGCTCATTAGTTCTCCCAAAGTCTGCATTCCCTTCTGTTGAGATCTAGTTCCGATCGGAACCGTCATCTTCATTCTAAAGGAGGCGTTCATCACAGACCAGATAACCCTGGTATATTCAATAATTCTAAGAATATTGTAGGGTCTGATCAGTCTTTCTGTGTAGCTGACTCTAGAAACTGTATTTCCCTTTGCATAGGAAATGTAGATAATCTGAGAGTCATAGAGCATCCTCTTTTTTCTAGGATCCTTGAAGTACTGCCACCAAACGTTCAGGTATGTTCCGTCCATCTGTTTTTCAACAGAAGGCATAAGGGTCATAGCATCTAGCTCTTTAAAACCAATGACATTTTTTCCCTTATCGTCGTAGATGATTTCAAATGCAACATATCCATCCACCAAAAACTGACGAAAATACTGCCATGCAGTAATGTCGTCGGTGAATCCAAACATGTCGTAGATCTTTTTATAGTTCTCGTTTAGCTTATCAACGACTTTGTCCTTTAGTCCGGTAAGGTTAAGAAATGCTGGGTAAGCAAAGAAGTTGTGGCTGTCGTAAGAAATAGCTTCGTCGTTGACTGTATCTAAGATAAATTCAATCTCTGGGTTTAGGGAGAATTTTCTGAGGTAATCTCTTTTTCCCTTGTAGTCTTTATCGAAGTAGGAGACATACTGTTTAGAAGTCGTATCCTGTCTGGCCAAAGCATAAAGCATGGTCTCATCTTCGATCATTCCCCTCTTTAAGAAAGCAGCCTCGGTCTGACCAACTGCTTGGGAATTTTTAACCACCATGTCGCCATAGTTCAGTCCAAAGTTGCTCAGGTTTTTCACCGAGTCTCTAATTCTCTGGAAGATTGGGCTACCCTGTGGATTATCTGTAAAACCTGCCATTTATGATTATTGTCTTTAAGTTATAGACCCAACTACTGTTTTAATTTCGATCTATAGTTAGTATATATCTCGTTGATTGGTATCCCCTGTACAAAGGTGTATTTGAGGAAGGGGAGTTTGCACCAGTCGGAGTAGTCTACCCACTTGATGTTCTTCATGAATTGGAACTTGAATCCCGTAAAAGAAGCGGAATATCCGGTGTCTTTAAAGAGGAGAGGTAGGTCTTTAGAAGTTAATCTGATCTCCTCCGGGGGTTCTCCTTTGGAAACTCTCTTTTGATTTGCTTCCATTGTAGGCTGGAACTTGTCCCAGAAGTACTGAAGGATCTCTGATCTTTGGTCGGGAGGGGTCACAGTCAAGTCGATCGACTTAACGATTGTATCTTTCCCTATCTTCTCAGCAGAAATGTAAAGAATAAGGGGGTTCCTGTTGATGTACTGGACCTTCTGGCTCAGTTGGGTGTCTGTATCGTAGTTAAAGAAGTAAACGTTGCCAGGAATCATTGTTCCTGTGAACTTTAGAGAACCTCCCGGACCACCAGATCCATACTTTTCCAGGAAATAGAGGTCGGTCTTGGTTGATAGTGAAGCAACAGAAGGTGCTTCTTTTCTATATTCGATAATTTGTTCTCTGAACTCCATACGGTTTATGGGCTTTTAAATAGGAAATTCTCGTCGATAATTCCAAATGTATAGTCTCTCTTGGCAGCCCATTCTCTTGCAGCCTTAAATTTAGCCTGGTTGGTGATCCAGAGCTGCATGTGTTGATTGTAGGCCTTTAGTTTGGAAAGTGTCTCGGGTTGGGTTAGAACTGGTTTTCTGTGCTGAGACTCGGGCTTAATTTCAATGATCCAATCTCCTTCTGTTCCATCGTCTCTTAGAACCCTAATGTAGAAGTCGACGTTGTATGTGTGTTCTTTCTTATCTAGTGGGTTGTAGTAGGGGATCTGGAGAGGCTCAGAAGACCACTTTAGAATGTTTGGGTTTGAGTCGCAGTATTTGCAGAACCTAAATTCCCAAGAGGATCTGTAGATGATGTTGTGGATGTCTCCTATGTACTTGTCTGGATTAACCGGAGAGTAAAGTCCAGACCTATAGTTTCCATTAGGCTTTACTTTCTTAATCGACATATACGTTAAACGTTGTAAGAATTTTCCTCTCCTGTAATATGTGAGAAAGGAATAGTC